GCAAAGACCGGAGACACTTCGGCCATGATATTCTGGATGAAAACGCAAGCGGGATGGCGTGAGTCAACCAACATCGACCACACCACCAACGGCGAATCAATAAACAGGGTGGAGCGTGTCATTATCGACCCTACAAATACAGACTCCTAGATGGTCCCTGCCTCTACTTGGCCACTCTAGGTACAAGGGCGCAAAGGGTGGAAGGTCAAGCGGTAAGTCACACTTCATGGCTGAGGCGCTTGTCGAAGAGCACGTAACACACCCTGATCTACAATCGGTCTGCATCCGTGAGATACAAAGGTCGCTAAAGTTCTCGGCCAAAAAGCTGGTTGAGGATAAGATCAGGGCGCTTAAGGTATCCCACCTGTTTGAGATTACTCTTACTGAGATCAGGCGCGTAGACGGGCATGGCGTTATCATCTTCCAGGGCCTTCAAGATCACACGGCAGACTCTATCAAGTCCCTTGAGGGTTTCGACATAGCATGGGCAGAGGAAGCACAGAGCCTAAGTGACCGCTCCATAGAGCTACTGATCCCCACCATAAGAAAGCCAGGTAGTGAACTATGGTTCTCATGGAACCCGGAGCAGGCTGATGATCCTGTCGAGCGCCTGTTCAATGAAAACCCTGATTCAGTTTTGGTTCACGTCAACTACCATGAAAACCCATGGTGTCCCGATGAGATGCACAAGCTCGCCCAGTGGCAGCGGCGGGTTGACTATGAAAGATACGCGCATATCTGGGAGGGAGGGTATAACACCAAGTCAGACGCCCAAGTATTCAAAAACTGGCGCGTCGATGAGTTTACCCCAGACGAGTCATTCGGGGACCCACTGTACGGCCTTGACTTTGGCTTTGCTGCTGACCCCAGTTGCTTTGTGCGATGCTGGATCAAGGCCAACACCCTGTATATTGACATGGACGCCGGACGCGTGGGGCTAGAGCTAGACGACACGGCCAAGTTCTTCAAGCAGTATGACCAGTGGATAGAGCGTTATGTGATAAGGGCAGACAGCGCTAGGCCAGAGTCGATCAGCTATCTCAAGCGGCATGGGCTGCCGATGATGGCTGGCGTTAAGAAGTGGCCCGGCAGTGTCGAGGATGGCGTGGAGTACATTAAGTCTTTTGATGAGGTGGTGATCCACACATCATGCAAAGAGATGCAAGAAGAGGCCAGGCTGTACAGCTACAAGGTTGACAAGCGAACAGGCGACATACAGCCCATAATCAAGGATGACAATAACCACCGATGGGATGCGGTCAGATATGCACTGCAACCACTGATCACGGCCAAGGGCGCACCGCGTGTTCGCTCCCTATGAACACGCGCCGTAATCCGTTAAACTTGACATACTATTTAATTCAAGGCAGGGCGAGCGATGTTAGATTGGTTTAAGCGTAAGCCGGAACAGGCCAAAGAATCGCGCACAGGCCCGGTGATGTTCACTGGCAAGAATCAGGCATCGTGGTCGCTTGGCACTGATAAGACCAGCGCTAAGCAGTACGCGCAAGAGGGCTATCAGAAGAACGTAGTGGCGTTCCAAGCTATCAACAAAACCGCTGATGCTGTCGCTGCCATGAAGTGGATTGCCAGAGATGCGCGAGGAAATGAGGTAGAGGTCAGCGCTTTGCTTGATCTGATCCGCCAGCCCAACCCCTTACAGTCAGGCCCTGAATTCATGCGCGCCCTTGTCGGCTTCTTCAGGATCTCAGGCAACGGGTACATGGAAAGAGTCATGGTAGGCCAGCAGCCTAGAGAGCTGTACACCTTGCGCCCTGACCGGATGGACGTTAAGCCATCACCAACTGGCTTCCCCGCTGGCTACAATTTCAGCGTCGGCCAAGCCAAAGTGGAGTTTGAAGCAGACCCACGTACAGGGCAGTCAGACATACGCCACATGAAGGCGTTCAATCCGCTTGATGACTGGTACGGCATGAGCCCGCTGATGGCAGGAGCCTATGCCGTAGACCAGCATAACGAATCTATGCAATGGATGCAGGCTCTGCTACAGAACGGGGCAGCCCCATCCGGCGCTATGGAGCTGGCTGAAGGCTCGCTAAGTGACGACCAGTTTAACCGGCTCAAGGCTGAGATTGATGAGAAGTATACCGGCAGCACCAATGCCGGGCGTCCGATGCTACTGGAAGGTGGCCTGAAGTGGACGCAGATGGGCCTGTCTCCTGTCGACGTGGCGATCATTGAAACAAAATACAGCGCAGCCCGTGACGTTTCCTTGGCGCTTGGCGTACCGCCTCTGCTGCTAAACATCCCAGGCGATAGCACGTATTCCAATTACAAAGAGGCCCGGCTTGCATTCTACGAAGAGAACGTCATCCCCTTGGCTATGTACATCCGGGATGAGTTAAACGCCTGGCTGTCTCCTTTGTTCAACAACGTCACCCTTGACATCGACCTTGACAAGATCCCGGCTATCGCTGAGAAGCGGCTAGAGCTTTGGATGATGGCCGACGCATCGACCGACCTCACAATCAATGAAACCCGCGAGATTAAGGGCTATGACAAATTGCCCGCAGGTGGTGATCAGATCCTTGTGCAGTCCAGCATGATTCCCCTATCAATGGCAGTTGAGCCGATTACCCTGCCACCAGAACAGCCGCCAAACCAAACATTGACAGACGATGAGATAAAGGCGCTGGCGTATGGCCCTCAGAAGACTACTTGACCAGGACGCACAGCGAGAAAGGCGCAACCAACAGCTATTGCTTGAGCGCTTATCCCGCGTAGCTGAGCGGTTGCTATCAAAAGAGATCACCGGCACCACTCTCGCCATGGTCAAGCGCTGGGAGGCATCCGGCCAAGTGACATCCCCTGACGAACACATACGCCGCATCGAGTCTCTGCTTAGGCGCATATGGCGGGCATCGGTCGAGGGCATGGCTAAGCGCATCAGTGCAGCGGCTAAGAGTGCATCAAAGCCTGACGTGGTTAAGGAGCAGGCCAAGTGGGATCTGTTCGTACAGGAGTACATAGCGGATTTCGGCGGCGAGAAAATACAGCAGATTACCACCACCACCCGCGAACAGATCATGGCACAGATCGCCATCGGTCAAGCTGAAGGCTTAGGACAGCGCGAGATAGCCAAGATCATATCAAACAACGCACCCACTATAGGCAGGCAGCGAGGCGCATTGATAGCCAGGACAGAGACTCACGGAGCAGGGAACTACGGGGCAAAGAAGCAAGCCGAATCAACCGGGCTTAACATGCGACGGGAATGGATAGCGGCAAGCGGCGAACGCACTCGATCAAGTCACAATGCGGCTGATGGCCAGACAGTAGGCATGGACGAGCCCTTTACAGTCGGCGGCGAAAGTCTGGATTATCCAGGTGATCCGAGCGGGAGTGCTGATAACGTAATTAACTGCCGGTGCGCGGTGGGGTATATTGTGATTGATTAATATTCCAAAACGGTATAAGACAAAGGGCCTGCATTAGCTTATGGTTAGTGCAGGCTTTTTATTGGGAGAAAGAAAATGAGCGATGAGTTTGAAGGCTTAGAAAAAGCACTTAAAGAAATAGCAGATTCAAGGCCACCACTTAAAGCCCCGGATAAGGACTGCTACCTTACAGGAACCGGATCAGCGGGCACCCCAATGGGCCGCTTACATGCAAGGCGTCATCAAAAGCAAAGGGCAAGCACATGAACCAGGCACAGCTACTAGCAAAGCGGGCAGACCACAAGACAGCACACATCTTGCACCTTGCCCTTTCACTGATCACGGGTGGCGTATGGCTTCCGGTATGGTTTCTGGTAGCCTTGGGGCATCAGCTCACACGCGATAGTATTGATCGGCAGTTGGCGAGGGCAGGCAAGTGAGCGACTGTATCCTATCAAAAAACCAGCCCCAAAAAGACGGCTATTGCTACGAGACTAGGGAAGGTAAGCGCCAGGCATCTCATAGATGGGAATGGGAAGACAGCTACGGGAAGATTCCAAAAGGTTTGGTGATTTGCCATAAATGCGACAACCCTTCTTGTAAAAACTTAGACCATTTGTTTATGGGCACCAATGCCGACAACCAAAGAGACAAAAGATTAAAGGGGCGAGCGTGTAGAGGCGAAACCCGTCACAATGCTAAGCTTAACAAGAAACTTGTAAGATGGATTCGGGACTCCAAAGAATCGCAGCGAGTGCTGGCTCTTTTGATAGGCGTTGACCCCGCAACAGTTCGCAGAGCTAGACAAAGGATAACTTGGGCCCACGTCACATAAATGTTTAAACCCCAGGCGCAGGTGGGGCAAATAACAGCGCCAGCCAGAGCCCTTGCGTCTCCTTAGAACGTAATAGCGGGGGTGATCTGGACGGAGAAGCTTCGAGATAGCTAGTCCCGCACTGTCATGCGGGCATTAATTCTAACCAAAAGGTAAATTGTATGGATAACCAACACAGAAAAATCAAAGGGTATCGAGAGCTTAGCCAAGCCGAAATTGACGCCATGAACAAAATCAAAGAAAAGGCCGCCGAAGTTGGCGAATTGTTTAATGAGTTGGAAGGCATGCCGGAGCTTGATAACCGCTGGCTGGCGATTGCAAAGACCGATTTGCAGAAGGGCTTTATGGCCGCTACTCGATCCGTTGCCAAGCCTGACTTTTTCTAGGAGGAATTATGGATTGTCGAACTGGGAAAATATACGAGAGTAGCTCTGAAAAGGAAATGGAGTCTTTGCAGGCAAAATTTCATCAAGAAACAAATCGTGAGCTTGTGCGCCTTAAGCATAGTGACGCGAAAACTCTCAAAGAAATTAGTTTTGATAAACGTAGAGGCTGGATGCGCAACAAGCTATGCCCCTGTGGTAGTGAGGTTAAATTTAAGCGGTGTTGCTGGACAGCTTACGCATAGACAAAACGATCAACCCACAGGCCCGCCAAGTGCGGGCTTTTTTACGCCTGTACTTTCTTATTCCATTTTGTGCTAACATGCGAGATGTTTATAACAGTTATCGCGCAACCAAGAGGCGCACCCATGGAACAAAAGCATTTCACTGG